GGTTCAGATGGCAATATTCTTATATCTGTAAGAGAAGTATTTACAGGAAGATCATAGTGGTTGATCCAGTAACCATAATTAGCGGAATTGCACTTGCTAATAAAGCCTTTGGAGAAGTAAAACAACTTTTACAAAATGGTCGTGACGTAGCAGATTGCAGTAAACAGTTAAGTATGTGGGCTAGAGGTTGTTCACAAGTACAAGAAGAAAATAATAAACAAAGTGTAATGGGAAGTTCAACTTCTCAAGCAGCTATGGATAGATTAATCCATGTGCAAACAATACAAAAACAACGTGAAGAACTTAGAGAATTTATGCAGTTGTATGGAAGTCCGGGTAGTTGGCAACAATTTCTTCAGTATGAGAGAGAAGCAAGATTACTAGTAAAAAAAGAAAAAGAAAATGCAGCAAATAAACGTAGAAAAAAAGTAGAGATTATAAAAGGAATAGCTTTAGCCGCACTAATTACACTTTTCTTTGGTATGCTTATTACGATAGGCGTTGTTATATACTTAAATATTGATTAATGACAGAAACTAAAAAAAGAGGACGACCTAAACTTGCTGAAGGTAAAAAAGGCAACTACAACGTTTCTCGTGCAGAAAAAGCAAGAAGAGTATCGCAAAGAAGCGTATCAGAAGCTAAAAAAACGAGAGAAGCGGCTACTAAAAAAGCAGAACGAGCAAGAGAACGAGTAAAGAAAAAAGAAAAGACTTTAAAAAAAGTTGAAGATGCAATCTTTAATTCTAAAGGTTCAAAGGTATTAGATGAAAGCACATTAGATAATGTGCCAAAAGCTGTAAGAGAACTTGTGGAGAATGAAGCTGATGTTGTTTTTAAACCTAATTCAGGACCCCAAACAAATTTTTTGGCAAGCCCAGAAAGAGATGTTTTCTATGGTGGGGCTGCAGGTGGCGGTAAGTCTTATGCTTTGCTTGCTGATCTTCTTAGGTACTGTGATAACCCCAATCATCGTGCTCTTATTATTAGGCGTACTTTGGACGAACTTACAGAGCTTGTTGATAAAAGTAAGCAACTTTATCCAAAAGCTTTTCCCGGTGCAGTCTTTAGAGAATCTAAAGCGATGTGGCAGTTTCCCTCTGGTGCTACTGCATGGTTTTCATACCTTGATAAAGACAAGGACGTTACACGGTATCAAGGACAAGCATTTACATGGATAGGTATTGATGAGATTACACATTACCCAACTCCCTACGTTTGGGAATACTTACGCTCTCGTCTTCGTACCACTGATCCAGATATTGATGCTTATATGCGTTGCACAGGTAACCCCGGTGGTGTTGGGGGATGGTGGGTTAAAAAGATGTATATAGACCCTGCCCCTGCTAATACACCATTTGCAGCTACAGATGTTGAAACAGGTAATGCTTTACTTTGGCCTGAATCAGCACCAAACGGAAAAGCAGGTCAACCTTTATTTCTTCGTAAGTTTATTCCTGCAAGGTTGACGGATAACCCCTACTTAGCAAAAAGCGGTGAATATGAAGCTATGCTAAGATCGCTCCCAGAAGTGGAAAGAAGAAGACTTCTTGATGGGGATTGGGATGTTGCAGAGGGAGCAGCCTTCCCAGAATTTTCAAGAGGCATTCATGTTGTTGAAGCATCTCAAGTTCAAATACCTACTAACTGGCTTCGACTTCGTGCAGCAGATTATGGATACTCTGCCCCTTCTTGTGTGGTTTGGGGTGCTTTAGATTGGGATGACACACTTTGGATTTACAAAGAATTTTATGGCAAAGGACAAACTGCTGAAAACCTTGCTAACATAATTATTAACATTGAAGGGGATGATCCTCAAATGTACTATTCTGTACTTGATGCTTCTTGTTGGAATAGAACAGGCACAGGCCCTAGCATTGCAGAAACTTTAATACGTTGTGGTGCTAGATTTACTCCTTCAGATCGTAATAGGTTAGCAGGAAAAATGGAGTTGCATCGTAGATTACAACTTGATCCTATTAGTAAGGAACCAAGAATAAAAATACTTTCTACTTGCACTAACCTCATTCGCACCCTATCTAGTCTTCCATTATCTAAGTCTAATCCTGAAGATGTAGATACAAAAGCGGATGACCATGCGTATGATGCACTGCGCTATATGTGCATGACTAGAGCTAGAGGACATCTTACCATTAATTCTATGATGAATAAGATAAAAGAAAAACAACCTCAAGCTTTTGATTCTGTATTTGGCTACTAAAAGGAGAAAGCTATGAATTACAATAATGACGCAGGATACATCATGGGAATGATGAAAAAACAAGGTGAATTATCAAGTGAAAATGAAGCACAATTGTTTCGTGAAGGGCTAGATCAAATGCTAGTAGGTCCTATTGATCGTGAAGCTTTACAGGTAGATATGCCACGTAAAGGTGAGAACATGATTGATGCTAACTTTGATTCACTTGCAGAGCAACGCGACTATTAATAAAAAGGAAACCTCATGGCTGATTCGCCACTAGGAGATGCAGTTGGTGCAGTTTTTGTAGATGAAACTGCTACCAATGTAGCACAAACAGTAAGGTCACGTTTTGAAGATGCTGAAACAGGTCGTTATCAGCATGAACAACGTTGGCTAAAAGCATACAAAAACTTTCGTGGTATCTACGATGGAGATACACAGTTTCGTGATTCTGAAAGAAGCAGAGTATTCTTAAAGATTACAAAAACAAAAGTTCTTGCTGCCTATGGGCAAATAATTGATGTTTTATTTGCAAACAAAAAGTTTCCTATTGTAGTTGAATCAAGCCCTGTTCCAGAAGGAGTAGCAGAATTTGCACACCTTGATACTACAGGACAAGCACAACAAGAAGAAGCTCCTGAAAGTCCTTTTGGGTTTCCCGGTGATGGTAAAGAATTAAAACCGGGAGCAACTGAAGCTACATTTTTAGGAGGGTTGCAAGATAAGTATGAGGGAGCTAATCTTGCTGAAGGTCCTAGTCGTATAGGAGAGCCTACTATTAGCCCATCTCGTGAAACTGCACGTTTGTTAGAAAAAATAATACACGATCAACTTCACGAAAACAATGCAACAAATGTTCTTCGTAACTCTATATTTGAATGTGCTTTACTAGGCACAGGAGTTATGAAAGGACCTCTTAATGAATCGAAGACTATTCATAATTGGGATGACAGACAGTATATGCCCTATAAAAAGGCAGTCCCAAGACTTGAATCTGTTTCATGTTGGAGTTTTTATCCTGATCCTGCTGCTACAAGTGTACAAGATTGTTCTTATGTTGTACAACGACATAGGTTTAATCCTAGTCAAATGCGTGATCTTATGGATAAACCATTCTTTAATCCTGAAACTATAGCAGCTTGTTTAGATCAAGGTCCTAATTATGATGACAAATACTTTGAAGATACTATCCGTAATGAAAACATGGAAGTACAACAAAGCACCAATCGTTTTGAGGTTCTTGAGTATTGGGGTAATCTTGATGCAAACTTAGCCTCAGATATGGGTCTTCCTATTGATATGGATGATCTTACAGAAGTGCCAGTAAATGCATGGGTTTGTGGTAACATGGTTCTTAGACTTGTGTTAAATCCCTTTACACCATACCGCATACCTTTCTTTGCTGTTCCTTATGAAATAAATCCATATCAGTTATTTGGCGTTGGTATACCTGAAAATATGGAAGATGCACAGTTGCTTATGAATGGTCATATTCGTATGGCTATTGATAACTTAGCTCTTGCAGGTAATGTAGTATTTGATGTAGATGAAGCATCACTTGTGCCGGGACAAAACTACGATATTTACCCCGGCAAAGTATTTAGAAGACAATCAGGAGTTACAGGAACTGCTATTAATGCAGTTAAGTTTCCTAACACTGCCCCTGAAAACATACAAATGTATCAAGCTGCTAGACAATTAGCAGATGAAGAGACTGGACTTCCTAGCATTATGCATGGTCAAACAGGCGTGTCAGGCACAGGACGTACTGCTGCAGGACTAAGTATGCTTCTTGGTGGTGCTAATCTTAGTATTAAAACTGTGATTAAAAACATTGATGACTTTCTTCTTAAACCTATGGGAGAGTCTATGTTCTTTTGGAATATGCAGTTTAATCAAGACAGACCTGATATTAAAGGTGATCTTGAAATTAAACCTCAAGGTACTTCTGCTGTTATGCAAAAAGAAGTGCGTAGCCAAAGGCTAATGACATTACTACAAACGGTGATGAATCCAATGCTTGCTCCGTTCGTAAAAATACCTAACTTAGTAAGAGAACTTGCAATATCACAGGACATTGATCCTGATTTGTTAGTAAATGATATAAATGACGCACAGATATTTGCAGAAGTATTGAGAGGACTAAATGCTCAACAAGGAAACGTGCAAGGTGCTCCTGCCGCTAATCAACAGCCAAGCCCCTTGGGACAGCCTGAAGCAGCACCTGCAGGAACTCCAGAACAGCCTTCAGGATCAGCTAATGAAGGAACAATCGGACTTAGAGATGAGGCGGCTGCAGGGCAAGCTCCAATTGGTTAATTATTTGATTGATCTAAAAGATCAAGTTAATGAACAACAAAAGGTTTATTTAAAGAGTGGCAACTAGCACACAACAACTTCAACAAGCTTTAGCAAGAACTTCAGGTGCTCCAAGACCTACTTCTATGGAGCAAATTCCTGAAGCTACTATTGATGTAACAGGTGGCACTGATATATCACTACAGCTTGACAAGCTAGGTGTAAAAAAACGTAAAGATCAACCTTTAAACTTCTCTTCAACTTTTGATTTTCAAATTGAAGAAACGTATGGAAATTTAATTAATAATATTAATTATAATGATCCTATGAGTATTGAAGCTTTTAAACAACAGGTCTTAGGAGATGTTAATAATCAACTTAGAGTAGACCTAACTGATTTTGATTCAGTAAAGGAAACACAACCCCCTGTAGTAGAAACTACTGGTTCAGAGTTAGGTGTAACTTCTGATTCAGTTAGTGAAACACCAAATGTTGAGAGTGGTTTTCCAAGTACAGGTTCTTTAGCTGTTTCTAGATTTGGTCCTAGTGTAGCTGTAGGAGCAATAGGAGGAGCCTCTGTATCAGACCTTGCAAAAGGAGTTGGTACTAGTTTAGCTTTAGGTGCTGTTTCGCCAGTAAATCAATTGTATGGTGCTGTTAATAATTTTACTAAAGGTATAAATATAAGTAATCCTATTGGAGCACTTAATTTTGCCTCAAATGCATTATCAGCAGGAAAAGGTCTTTCAAATCTTTTATCAGGAAATCTTGTAGATCAAGTAACAGGCGGTGTTAAAAACGTAGGTCAAGTAGTAACTGATTTTATTAATAACCCTGTTGATACTCTAAAAGGAGGAGTAACAGCCTTTAGTAACCAAGCAACTATGGGAACTGCAACTCCTCAAATAAATCAAGTTCGTGGTATTAATAATTATAATTATGTAACAGATGCACGTACAGGTAAATTAGCAGGTGCTCCGGGTATGTTCGGTGCAGTTCCCGGTATAGGAACAGCAATTTCATTAGGCTCTGCGCTTGCAGATGTTACAGGATTTACTGAAACTTTACAAAAAGAATATGAGTTAGAAGCTGAAATAGGTAGAGCAGGAAGTTTTGGAGAAATAGGGAATGGAATTAGTGTTGGTCATGGTTATGGTACAGATATAGTATCAGTTGATGGGGTTACTCTTGATGTAGGTAAGTTGGGTGATCTTAGTAATCCTAATAGTGTAGCCGCTAACATAACAGATGCATTGCATGGAAACTCAAGAGTTGACCCTGATCTTGGTTTTATTGATGTGATGGACTTTGAAGAACGACAAGAAATTGAAGACAGAATTGAAGAAATGGGACGAAATATTTCTAA